TCATTCCTGCCCCTCGCGGTATTTCTCGGCGGCGATGATCCGCGCCGCCTGTTCGCGCACTTCGCCGCTGCCCTGGATGATGGCCTTCAGCCGCATCGTCTCGGCCTCGGCCAAGGCGTGCATGTGCTTGCAGTCGACCAGCTCGCGCTCGACCGTCTCGACCCGCTCGGTCAGCGAGCAGACCCGCTTCTCCAGCCCCTCGATCAGCCGCTGCGTGCTGGCGTCCAGCGCCTCGGCCCGCCGGTCCATCCGGCCGCCGACGTATTCGACGAGCCACTTGGCGAAGAAGAACCCCGCCCCGCTCGATGCGCCCACGGCGCTCCAGGCTGCGACGCCCTGCAACCACGCGTCGACGCCACCCGTCATGCGCTGACGCCGTCGCGGATCTCCGCCAGCGCCACCGCGCCGACGAGGGCGACCGAATCGTCGCTCATCGTGAATTCCTTCTGATTGGCCGCGCCGACTGGGATGCGGTTTAACTTGATATTTACCGTACTGCCGCGAAGAGATGGGCGATGGACGCCTTAACTTCGAAGCCTGATCTCACCGCCCTGCGTGGAAACGACAACCGGGGCCGCGTATATCGCGCGCCCGATACCGTTCTGCGGAGTGTACACCCCGAGTACCGGGAGCAGGCAATTGAACTGTTCGACCTGTTCGCGCGGCACGATCTCGAAGGCATGGGTTTCGTCCCCACGACTTGCCGCCCCGATGACGAATATCTGTTCGAGCACACGCCCTATCTAACGACCTTCCCGCACGAATGGCCGTCCGAGATGCTGCGCGATGCCGCAATCTTCACCCTCGACCTGTTCGAGAAACTGGACCGCTTCGGCCTCACCCTAAAGGACGCGCTGCCGAGCAACGTGCTATTCGAGCGCAGTGAACCCCGCTTCATTGACTTCCTGTCGTTGATCCATACCGCCGACCTCCCGAGCGAGGCATGGCTTGCGGAAAAGCAGAAACCTTGGGAACGCGACCTTCGCACAACCATCCTTCGGGACATGCTATTCCGCTTTTTTCTGATGCCCCTCTTCGCTTTCGCGACCCGTCGCCCTGTCTGCGCCCGACAGATGCTGAGGCATCAGTCCTGCAACCAGGGTTGGGACGCGAAGCCCTCGGACCTTTTGCGTGGCCGCGCGGCCCTTTCTGCGGCGTATCATTTGACCCGCTATCAAGCCGCAATTCTCCGCCCCCTGCCAGATGCAATCCGGGCGCTTCGCAATCTCGCGCAGTCTCTTCGCCTGCCGGCAACCGGGGCCTATTCGACTTATTATGAAGCCAAGGGCGAGGACTTCGATCTGGACGCCCCCGACACCTGGCAGGCAAAGCAACGAAGCGTGGCCGCGTTTCTCAACCTCCACCGCCCGCAGACCGTCCTCGACATCGGCGCGAACACGGGCTGGTTTTCCCGCCTTGCCGAGAAGATGGGCGCAAAGGTCATCGCCACCGACATCGACGAAGCATCAGTCAACCGGCTCTATCTCCACTCGAGAGAGGCCGGTTGCAACATAACCCCCCTGCGTATCGCCTTTGGCGAGCTGACGGAGGCCGTGCCAGACAAGCATGGCGAGACGTTCTTCACCGCTCCCGTTGACCGCCTGCAGTGCGACGGCGTTTTGATGCTCGGCCTAATCCATCACCTTTGCCTTGGCGAAGGACGGTCGATGGATAGCGTGCTCGCCACCGTCGCCAAGCTGGCCAACAAGGCCGCTGCCATCGAATTTGTCGGCCTCGATGATCCTCTGGTCGCCGGAAATCCCGGTTACTTCCCCAAGATCGCGCAGTGGTCACCCGAGAATTACAACGTCTCGCGACTTGTTGAGGCTGCGAAGAGGCACTTCCAGGAAGTGGCTGTGTCACCCTCGCATCCTGACACTCGCGTTCTGGTTACAATGACAAACTGACGCCTGACAAAGCGGGTGGCTGGGCAGGGCCTTAGGTTCGCGGTTTCACTTGATCTTTACGAAACCCGCGCAGACAAGGCGGCATGATCAAGCGATACCTGACCAACCTCTATTCCAACACTATGCAGCGGGCTTACGGTCTTGCGCGAAGAGAGATCGCGGAGGCGCACAGGCCGGGCAGCAAAATCCTCGACTGCGGCGCGGCGCGAGGCGAGCAATTCGGCTATCTTCAGCAACACAAGCCCATCACAAAAGACGAGTATTTCGGAGTTGAGTGGGAGCCGGGATTAGCCGCCGAAGCCCGGAGTAAGGGTCTTAATGTCATTCAGGGCGACCTGAATCGCCGCCTGCCTTTTGATGATGAAACCTTCGACTGTGTTTATGGCCTATCGGTCCTTGAGCATCTGTTGATGCCATGCTCTTGGCTGTCCGAATGCAAGCGCGTCCTGAAACCGGGCGGCAGGCTGGTCCTGCTCACCCCCAATATTGCCACCTATTTCACCGCCTTCAACATTCTGGCGGGCAAGATGCCTTCGAGCGGCCCTCACCCCGACAGCAACGCCCTGAACGCCACGCAGACCTACAATCTGCACAATCTCGAAGAATTGGCGGAAGGCGACACGCCCGCCCACCGGCACCTTGTCGTGTTCAGCTACAAGGCGCTGCGGAACTTCATTCGGATACTCGGCCTTGACGCGAAGATGACCGCCTTCGGTTATTATCCTTTCCCCAAGGCGATGCAGCCTATGATGGAAAGGCTAGATCCTTATCACTGTCATCAGATGGTCGTAGTGGCGACCAAGCCGATCAGCCCATGAATAGCACCGGCCACTTCAAGCCGGTCACGTTGTTCGTCATGCTGAGCCGCATCCCGTCCGCGTTCCATTGGACGAACGTCCCATCGATGGGGTTGAGCCTGCGGTGATCGCTAGTGTTGATTGCGACATCATCGCCTTCGGCAATGTCAGTCGTGGTGCCGCCCGAACCGAATACGTCCGTCGAACTCCAATGGTTGCAGTATTGAGCCGTGGAGGTGATGGACGAAAGGCCGAATGCAAACCCCTGGCCATCCGATTGGGCGCTATTGGTTGTAAGCCGGGAAACTTCCAGAGCCGCAAACTGAGGGGTAAAGCTGGGGCCCGTTATGTCGCGGTCACCGGTGCCCGATGGGCTATTCACAATACCCGCCCACGCGGTGATCGAGCCGCCGAGCGCAAGCCATCCGACGGTCTGATTTGTGGCATTGGTGGTTTCAGTCGTCGTGAACGTCGTTGATCCGACGGCAGTAATGGACGATCCGCCTGTTGCGAACTCCCCTTCAAGCGCCCGCCCGAGTGTGTCCCTGCTTGCTCCAAGCGAATGATAGCAGCGGTTTTGCCTGATCGTCGTGCCATCATAGGACGCCATGCTGATAAGCACCTGCGCGGCGACAGTATCGCCACTATTCCAAGTCGAATCATTAGGTGAGGCGAGAAATATGGCCTTTGCCTGGAAACCCGGGCTGAATGTGCTGGTCGAGGCATTGGAAAGCGTTTTCGTGCCCGCAGCAGCTTGCAGTCCCGTCCCGCCGAAAAACTCGAAGGTCATGAATGATGCGGAGGCACTGCCAGAATGACTTAGACCCACGCCTCCAGCTACAAACCCGGTGGCAGTCACGGTTCGATCCGTGCCCGCAGCGAAGGCTCGGCAGACTATCCCTGTGTCTGCCGATCGCTCCAATGAACCATCCCTGTTGGCCCACGCCGTCTGCCACTGGTTCGTGCCATCGTAGCATCCGATAGAGCCGCGAACCTGCGACGAGCCGGAAACGGGCGTAGCATCGGCGGCAGCGCCGTTATGGATGACCCGCATCGCCTTGGGCGTCCAAGTCAGGCCGGGAACCGAGATCGTTTCCGTCCCTGCCGACGCTGGCATCAGCGTGCGATAGGTCCGCACCCAGAACGCGGGTTCTGCGCCGCCGCCGAAAACAAACGGGTTAATCAGAGACGTCATGTGCGGGTGCCGATCAGATAGACCTTCAGGCCAGCCCCAGCCACGGTGGACCCAACGCCATCAATGTCGATTGTCATCTCCGCATCATCGGCCAGCGAGGAATCCGAAATCACCGCAGCCGTTGCCGCCGTCGTGCTGGTCTTTTCGCTCGCATCGATGGTCAGCTTCGTGGACAGGATCGACACCCCGCCTTCGTTGATGTCCACCGTCAGAACCGAACCGGTCGGGGCCGTGGTGACGCTTGCCCGCACCGCCGACAGGGTAAAGGCGTAGGGCATCCGAAACGTGACTTTCGCCGTTCCGGCGGCCAGGGCCGTGGTTTCATCCGAACAAGCGATGACGATGCTTTCGGTCGGCTTCACCGCGGACGAAATGACCGCCAAGCTGGCCGTATCGCCGCCGTCGTTATTGGTGAAGTCGATGGTCGAACTGTCCTGCACCATCGCGGCGAAAACATCGCGCACCTGCTCGTCCGTGTAGGCATCGGGGATCGTCGCGACTTCGGCATAAAGTTCCGTGAAGTTGGCGTTGATCTTCTCACCACCCGCACGCAGATCGTCCCCGGTGTTGTCGTTCGGGCCTGCGCCCAGATTGATTGTCTGCTGCGCCATCAGCTCATGTCCCATTTCCAAAGGGTGCTATCGAATTTGACGGTGCTGCTGTCGAAGGTCGTCGCCGACTGGACCAGCAAGGGCCGCCGGACGCCATCGACGCGGCGGTAGATGATCCGCCCGCCCGCGTGCAGAACCCGCATCATGACTTGGTCACCGTGATCGTCCAGGTGCCCAGCACCGTCGTGTTGTCGCTGCTCCGCGCGGTGACGGTGAAGGTCGCTGTGCCGGGCGTGTCCTGCCGGAAGGTGATCGAGGTGCCCTGAAAGCCGGAGGCGAGGCTGGCCGACGCGCCCGAACTGCCCGATTTGGTATAGACCCACCGGACCAGGTTGCTCGCGCTCAGCGTGACGCTCTGCCCGCCATAGCTGCCCGGCGCAGGGCTGAAGGTCGTGGCAATGTCGCGGCTGATCGTGATGTCGGCCTGATCGCTGCCGACCGTGCCGACCGAATCGGTGACGGTCAGCTCGTAGGTCGCCTCGCGGCTTTCGCCATAGGCCAGCCCGGTTGCGGTGAAGGTCGGGGTCTCGGTCGTCTCGTCCGCGATCGTGATCGCATCGCCCGACACTTTCGCCCAGGCATAGCTGTAGGGGGGAACGCCGCCCTCCACGTCCACCGACCTCGACGGGTACGTGGTGCTGAGCGTCGAGGCCGTGCCGCTCCGGGACCGGTTGGCGAGCGAAACCGAAAGCGCCGCGGCGCGCAGGAACGTCACCGTCACCGTCGCCGTCGTCACCGTGTCCGTCGCCGCGTCGGTCACCGTGCACAGGAAGTAGGCGGTGCGGCTCTCCCCGATGCTCATCCCCGCCGCCGTGAACGTCGTCGTCGCCGCCGCCGGGCTGTTCGCCGTCACCGTTCCGCCCGACAGCTTCGTCCAGGCGTAGGAATAGGGCGCGGTCCCGCCGACGGGGGCGGCGGTCACCGCCTCGCTGGTCAGGCTCGCCGTGCTGCCCACGGTGGAGCGCGAGACGGGCGAGACGGACACGGCGAGGTCCACCGCCGCCTCGTCCGTCGGATCGCCGAAGAAGGGCGGTGCGAACATCAGACCGCGAAGCCCTTGCGAATCGTGCCGTAGATCAGCCCGTTGCGCACCCGGTAGCTGAGGATGTCTTCGGCGTTGGGCGCGGTCGACAGCACCCCGCCAACGGCCACACCGCCCGGGAAGCGCCAGTTCGTGTCGTAGGTCGCCTCGCGGCCGCCGGTGGCGTCCTGCGTCAGGGCGATCTCGCCCCACATGCCGTCGATCGCGTTGACCGGGTTTTCGAGCATGATGTCGGCGGTCAGCGGGCCGATCACGAAATTGCGGCCCGTGGCGAAGTCCAGCTCGAGCGACGCGGCATAGGCCACCGCCACCTCGTCGCCTGCGGCGTAGAGACTGGCCGGGGTCAGGCCGACGTCGGTGGCCGTCCCCGCCCGCACCTGCGCCGCCGTGGCCGCGCCCAGCGCTTCCAGATTGGCCCTCGCATCGTCGGCGTTGCTCGCGCCCGTGCCGCCATCCTCGACCGACAGTTCGGTCCCCAGCCAGTCGTCGCCGTTGATCGTGTCGCGCATCGCCAGCGCGCCGGCCTCGATGCCGCCCGCCGTGATGTCTTCTGCCGAGACGTTCAGGCCGATCGCCCAATCCGCGAAGGTGCCCGCCCCTGTCACCGACAGCACGTCCACCGTCAGGTCCGGGTGCGTGTAGTCGGTGATCGTCGCCAGCATGTAATTGTCGGCATCGGCCGAGATGATCACCGACTGCCCGGCCACGAACGACGCCTCGGTGTCGAGCTCGAACACCAGCGTCCCGGTGCCGATCGCCACTGACGTCGCGCTGGTCGAGCTCAGCGCGCCCGCCATCAGCTGCGCGATGTAGGCGATCGCCGCGCGCAGCTGCGTCACGAACAGCACCAGCCAGGCGACGAAGGCGTCGGCCTTCGACGCGAAATCGACAGCAGCTTCGCCCCGCACCGGCGCATCGGGCGGGGTCGTAATTTCCGGTGCGGCCATCAGGTCAGCCCCTCGATCTCAATGTTGCAGATGGAATAGGTCGGGTACTCGATCGCGATCTTGAACTCGCGGAAGAAGCCGACGACGGTCGAACTGGTGTAGGTTTCGGCCGGGATCCACACGACGGGCGTGGCGCGGATGCCCGCCAGCGTCTTGTAGACGGGATCGACCCGCGGCTTTTCGATCAGGACGCGAGCGCCAACCGTGCCGGAATAGGGCCGCTCAGCCACGAACAGGTTGCCGAAGTCGTCCGCTTCCTTGAGGCTATAATCGGTGATCCCGATGCCCATCCCGCGCTCGGTCACACCCAGGTCGACAAGCCGCCCGATCGCGAACCAGCCCACGCCCGCCGTGGCATCGGCATAGTTGACGGTGATCCGGACGGTCGTGTTGTAGTTGTTCGGCAGGTCGGTGAGGACCAGCTTGTCGTTGATCTCGATCGCCGCGAAGAAATAGTCGTACCAGTTGTCGATGCCGTCGACGGAGATCAGCGGATAGTTCTCGTCGTAGAGCGGATTGCCATCCGCATCGGTGACGACGACGTCGACGTCCGTGCCGGTCAGGTTCAGCAGCGCCAGGCTGTCCGCCCGCCCCGTCACGTCGATGGTGACGTCGACCGACCCTTCCTGCACCGTGCGCGTGCCGACTTTCTTGTCGAACATCGCCCACAGGTTCGTCGGGCCCAGCTCCAGCCATTCGGCGGGATTGTCGGCGGGGGTCTTGCCGGTGTTGCCCGCCAGCGCTTCATAGGCGATGCCGGTGCCGTCCGACTGGATCACGCGGACCTGGTCCGTCTCGACATAGGCCGTCGCCGCATCCCACACCGGCAGCGTCTCGGTGACGTTGGTGTCGATCAGGTTCTCGCCGGTGATCTCCAGCGGCAGGATGATCTTCATGACGCGGTCGTCGCCAGCGCAACGCCGTTACGGCTGACCCGGCGGATGAGCGTCGCGGTGTCGATGCTGGCCAGCGCACCCGCCTCGATCGCGGTGTGCAGACGCTCGAGCAGCTCGTTGTTGCGATCGAGGCGCGGCGCCAGGTCGGCATTCGTCTGCGCCGGCGCGGTCTGCGCGATCACCATCCGCTCCAGCGCATCCTCGATCGACAGTGCGGTTTCGTTGAGCTGGATGAACTGGCTGACCTGATCTTCCAGCGCCTCCAGCTGCGCCTGCGCCTCGCTGACCATGCCGTCGGCCGCGCCGATCGCGGTGTCGGCGTACCGCGCCACGCGGGCCACGTCGCGCTGGTAATCCTGCAGCGAGCTGGCCTGCCGCTTGGCGACTTCGAGGAAATCCTGCCCGACGCCGGGCAGCAGCCCCAACGCGTCCTTGTCGCCCAGAGAGGCGAGCCCGCCGACCCGCTGCAGCTCGGCCAGACGGCGGGTGTAGGAGCTCGTCGCGTCGTCGGTCTGGTAAAGCCCGTCGCGGAATTCGCGCAGGGTAGCCGCTAGGTCGCCGAACGTCTTGATCGTTGCGTTGAGCTCGCCGCTCTGCCGCTCCCACGCCTCGACGAGGTCCTGATGCGCCCAGACCTGCTGCTGCAGCGTCCGCAGCGACGAATCCATCGCCGCCAGCTCGGCCGCGCGCTGCATGGCGGTGGCCTCCAGCGCGCGGCCCTGTGCGTTGAGCAGGTCGACCTGCAGCTGCGTACGCTGCGCCTTCAGGGCCTCGGCCAGCGCCTTCAGCGCCTCCTTGTTGGCCGCGGCGGCATCGGCGGCATCCTTGATCACGCCGAACTCGTCGGCCAGCTCCATCAGCGCGCCGTAAAGTTCGGGATTCGTCAGCGCGTCGGTGGCCTCGACCAGCTTCTTGTATTCGGCGACGGTATCGACCGAACCCTTGCCCAGCGGGGTCAGGACATCCTTGATCGTCTGTTTGGCGAACTTCAGGTTTTCCGCGTCGGTGTAGAACGTGGAGCGGTAGTTCGCGCTGATCTGGTCGATGAGCGCCTGCTGCTGCCGCGTCATCAGCTCCTGCAGCTGGCCGAATTCCTCCGCGCTGGCCCCTGCCTCGGTGAAGATTTCCTTCAGCTGGGCGAAGCGGTCGGCAATGTCCTCCAGCCCGACGACGAGGGGGCTGGTCATCGCCTTCAGCTCTCGGAACACGCCCTCGAACGCGAGCGCCTTCTGCAGCTGGGCCTCGAACTCGCCCTCCTTCTGGAGCAGCGCCTGCGTCCCGGCGCGAAGGCCCATCAGGGCCCCGTCCTTGATCGCATCCTGGATGGCGAAGGCGATCGCTGCGGCGGAATCCTCGCCGAACCCGATCGCGCCGTTCTGCTTTTTGAGGCTGGTGCCGTTGGTGTTGACGCGGAATTCATCGCCGCGAACGCCGATGGTGGTGTTGAAGCCGCCGCTGAACGTGCCGCCGAGAGCCTTGGCGATGTCGCCCAGCCCGGCCATGACCGAACCGGCCAGATCGCTGGCAATGCCGTAGTTCTTCGAATCCTTGCCGCCGACCGTGAAGGCACCCGCCCCCGTCAGGTTCGCGCCCGCCGACCGGTTGGGCGACAGCAGCCCGCCCAGCGCCGAGCCGAGGATGCCGCCCGCGATGGCTCCGAGCGGACCGCCCAGCTTGCCTGCAAGCCCCCCGATGGCCTTGCCCAGCGCTTCGCCGGCGACCTGGCCCAAAGCGCCGCCAAGGGCGGAACCGAGCTTCTGCGTCGTCGACTGCTTGCCGAGCAGACTGCCGGCCAGCATGCCGGTGCCGGCGCCCTGCAGCAGATTGGTCATCGTCTGCGCGAAAGGTCCCGTTTTGCCGAAGACGCGGGACAATTCGGTCCCGATCGTGTTCGCGATACGGTCCCCGGTCTTCTTGCCGTCGATCTCCTCATCAAAGAAACCGCCCGTCTTGATGTTGAGGATCTGACCGAGAACGCCGCCCACGGCAGAGGTGTTGCCGGTGAATATGCCGAGCAGGCCGCCGATCGCATCGCCGACCTTGCCGAGATTGCCGAGCAACCCGATCATGTCCCGCAGCTGGTCGTTGAGCAGCTCCGCTTCCTCGGCGGTCCGCCGGAGCTCCTCCGCCTTGTCGATGTTGCCTTTCCGGATCGCGTAATATTCCTTCCAGGCGGCGTTCACGTCGCTGATGCCGTCCTTGGCCCACTGGGCCTTCATGGCCTGCTCTTCGAAGGCGAGCGCCGCCAGCTCGCGTTCCGGACCGACCTTGCCCAGTAGGGCCAGCTCCTGTTCCAGCGGCACGATGACGTTCTGGCGCCAGTCGGCCTCTGCCTGCGCGCGGGTCAGCCTTTCCCACTCGGTGACGTTCGTCCGGATCGCGGCGGCCTCTTTCTGAAGCGCCCCGGCCTGTTCCTTGGACAGACCGGCGACGATCGCCTTTTCCGCGGCGAGCGCCGCGGTTTCGGCTTCCATGCGCTTGATCTCGATCGCGGCCTTCCCGAACTGCGCGATTTCCTTCTCGAGCGAGGCGTTGAAGCCCTGTGCCGCCTTCAGGGCGCGGTCATAGGCCCTGGCGAGCTCGTCGATTTCCCGGGACTTGCGTCCAGCGCTACCCGGCGAATCCGGACGGTCCCCGATCAGCTCGCCCGCCTGCGCCCGCATCCGGTCCTGAAACCGCTTCTCCGCGGCATTGCCGACCGCACTGGTGAACGCGCCCCAATAGTTCGTCTGCGCTGCGTCGAACGCGGTCGTGAAGGCGTCCGCAGCGCCCTTCCCCGCCCCGGCAAATGTGTTCTCGATCATCCCGATCTGCGGAGCGGTCAACGTCGCGATGTCGACGCCGGGCAGCGTGTTCGCCGCGTTGATCAGGGCGTTGATGCCGTTCACCGCCATCTGCACCATCTTGTTGATGGCCGCGATGGTCGCGTTCGCCGCGTTCGTCGCGATGTCGCCGATCGCGCCGGGCAGGCGCGACCAGGTCGCGCCGATCGCGTTGAACCCGCCGACGAAGAAACCGACGACATTGTTGATCAGCTTGGCGCCCTCGGCGTTCATGTGGGTGAACCACTCGTCGAACCAGCCACGCGCGGCCGTGACAGCCGGCCCGATCACATCCCAGATGCCTCCGGAAACGACATCCCAAGTGCCCAGGGCGACGTCGCCAAAGGTGACCGTTGTATTCTCCAGCTCCTTGATCTCGTCCGCCGTCAGGCCAAGCGAGCGGATGAAGGCATCGGTGCCGGCGCTGTCGTTGAGCGAGTCTGTGAACTGCTTCATCTGGTAAGCGCCGGCCGCAGCACCGACCGCAAACACACCGAAACGCGCGGCACCAGCGCCGAGACGCTGGACCAGTCCGCCGACGCTGAGCTCGGCCTGCTCCATGGCGTCCTTGATCTGCGGCCCCTGCTGGACAAGCGCCATCATCACGCCGCGAAGCGGATCGCCCGACTGCGCTGCCATTGCGAACTGAACACCAAGGTCCTGCACCTGGAAGCCCAGATTGCGCAGGCCGAAGGCCGTCTTGCCGGACGTCGTGTTGATGGTGTTGGAGGTGCCTTCAAGCCGCTGGATCTCGGCATTGGCCGCGCGCAACCGGTTCGCGACGTCGGTCAGGCCCCGCGATTCCGCCGCCAGCGCCCGCTGCTCGACCCGCATTTCGCGGATCTCCTGGGCGGTCTTGCCGAATGTCATGGCCTGCCAGTCGAGCTGCTTGATCATGCGCTCGGCCGCGCTCTCCGCGATGCGGTTGCTGCGCGACAGGCTTTCCATCTCGCGCGTGTAGGCGTTGCCGAACGCCTTCACCTCGGCCGTGCTGCCGGAAAGATTGACCATGCCGGACGTGGCTTTTTCGATCTTCGCCGCCTCCGCCACCACCTTCGCCTCGGTGGTGTCCATAACGGCCTGCAGCTGCTGCAGCGATTCGAACGAACCTCCGGTGTCGATCGCGAAGCCGACCTCAAGTGAAGGCATACCTTCCACGTGCACGTGTCCTTTATCGGTCGATCTTCTCAGCCCACGGCGGCGGGCTGTTTTCGCTGTCGGATTTTCGCTTCTGCGAGAGATACGCGACGGAAAGTTCGCGGATCAGCGTGGCTTCGAAGGCCGACAGCGGCACACCCGTCGCTGCCTGCCATTCGTTGATTTCACGCCAGCTCAGGGGGCTTTCGCCCATCCCGTTCTCTTCGGTCAGGCCGATCTCGAACAGCCATTTGATGACGTGGGGCGCCGGGTTGGGCGGCATCGCCGCGACAATCCCGTCGTCCTTGAACCGCTCGATCCTGCGCCGCCCGTCGTGTTCGGACCGCTTGCTGCCCTCGCGCGGCTTCGGGACGGCGTTGAGCCATCCCAGATGCCGCACGTAGAGCGTCAGTCCTTTGCGGAGGCGGCCTTGAAGTTTCCCTCGGTCTTCACCGCCTTGGTGACCTGGTCACGGAAGTGCACCGATTTCGGGTGTGCGTAGAACGCCTCGAACTTCTCGATATCGGGCATGCCCTTGGCGGGCGGAAAATCGAAATTCTCGAACGAGACGGTGATCGCGGCCAGATCCTCGGCGGCTTCCTTGGCGCGCTGTTCGGCAGGCGCCGGGGAGAGCTTGCCGTCGTTCTCCTGCATACGCTTCAGCGCGCGACTGGTCTGCCGCTCCTCGATCACCGAGAACTGCTTGGAACCGGGGCCGTAGACGACGATGCGAACGGGGTTGCCGTCCTTGTCGTAGAGATACTCGCCGTCCAGCCCCTTGAGGTGAATCGCGGCGGTGTCCGCAGGAAACTGCGTCGTGATGTCGAACATGGTTTTGCCTTTCGCGGTAAGGTGCACTGACCCATCCCCGCCAACCGCGATGGTCGGAGAGGGTCAGTGCATGGGAACCGGCGCGCGGCCGCCGGGAAAGGGGTCAGGGGGCGGCGACGCGGATGACTTCGGTGCAGGCCTCGATCGTCGGCGACGCCGTGATGACATCGCTGGCCGAGCCGATGCTCTCCGGCATGCCGAAAACCGGGCCCTGGAAATAGCGGACTGCGCCATCGGCGCGGGTGATCTTGAACGAGTAGAAGGCATTCGTGCCGTCTTCCGACGCGGTGCGCAGCAGCGCCTGGCCGGCATCGTCATCATCCAGCGCGATCGACGGATTGAGCGAGCCCTCATCGCGCGGACCCTTCAGCTTGAGCTTCGGGCCATCGAGCGGCTGAAACTCGACCTTCTCATAGGAAGAGCCGATGTCGCCCAGGTTGCTGACGTAAGCGACCTCGGTATAGGTCAGCGCGGCATAACCGGCCGCATCTTCGGTGGCCGGGTTGGCGGCCGAAAGGGCGAGTTTGGAGCCCGCCGCAGTATTAACGCCCATCGTAGTTCTCCTCAGTGGCGGGCCGGGTCACCCGGCCGGAAATACCCGCGCGGTCGGGTAGCTTGTGTCAGGCCGAGGTCTTGATCAGGCCGGCGGCGAGGAAGTTGGCGTGCTCACCCTCGGTGAATTCGGCCTCCTTGCCCTTGAAGAAGCGCTTCTTCGTGCCCGCGTCCCTGAAGTCCTTGACCGGAACTGCCTTGATCGTCTTTGCCATCGTCATTCTCCTCGCACTCAGACCGGCTCGTTGAAGCCGACCTTGAAATCCTGTGATTGTTCGAACGTGTTGCCGGGACCGATCAGGTCGGGGCCCGTCCCGGCATTTTCGACGTAGACGCCGTCGAACCCTGACTTCGTGCCGATCACCCCGGCGCAGGCATTGCGCACCAGCCTGATGATCGTTTCCTGCTCGCGGTAGCTTCCCGCGCGGACGGTGACCTCGACGCGTTCCGTCATCCGGACCGACCCGACCCGCTGCAGATGCACTCTCTCGACGCCGCTGATCTTCCGGACCAGCAGAGCGGGCAACGCGATCGCGTCGGGCAGCTGCCCGGCCTTGATCCGGTCCGCCGGCACCTTTTCCAGCACCGCAGCATCCGCGATGAGCAGATCGCCGATGATCTTCGTGCCGCTCATTCGTCGCCCTCCGGCACGTCCGGGCCACCCAGGCCCTCGCGGGCGATACGGGCGTTGATGTACCCCTGCGCCGCGGCGATCGCCTCGCCGGCCTTCAGGTCCAGCGACACCCGCAGGAACGGATGCGGCCGGGCGCCCGGGTGCAGCACCGCCCCGCCGACGAACTTGTCCTTGATCCGCAGGACATTGTCCTCGGTGCGCGCTCTCCGGGGCCCGACCTGGTATTCGTACCCGCCGACACGAACGAGGCCGCTGTCTTCCTGCCGCAGCACACCCTGCCGCAGCACACCGCTGTTCTTCGCCCGCTTGTTCAGCGCCCGCGCGCTCAAGCCGGAATCCCCTGGCGCGATGAGGTGCGGACTGGTCCCGTATTCCAGCCAGGGCGCGAGGTAGGCGCCCCGACCCTTCACCTGCACCCTTGCGATGACCTGCCCGGCCTGCTCCTGCTTGGTCGAAACCTTGATCGCCGCGCGAACCTCGGACGAGATCACCCGTTCCTTCGCCTCGTCGGCGACGACACGCGCCGCCGCCCGGCCTGCACCGCGAAGCATCTTCGTCTCCAGCGCCTCGGGAATGCTGGCCATGTAGGCGCGCACTTCCGCCCGCCCCTTGACCGTCGGCATCAGCCGTTCCCCGCCGTGCTGTAATCCTCGATCATGAACTCCAGCCCCTTGCGGAAGCCGAGCTCGGCCGGCGGCGTCACGATCTGCGCGGTCCGGTACGTCTGCCATTCGCCGTCGACGGTTTCCCCGATCAGCACCCGCATGTTCGCGGCGACATCAGTCCGCCACCGGATCCGGACCCGCGCCGGCCGGGTCGCGATGTTCAGCCCGTCCGCCAGCTTCTCGCCCCGGCTCGGCAGCGAATCTTGCACGCTCGCGAACAGCGGCGCCTCGTTTTCGGTCAGATCCTCCCAATTCGACGAACCAGCGCCGTCAAAGGAGTCGTCGGCGACAGGACGCTGGATCCTGATCTTCCGGTTGAGCTCGCCGGCCCGGATCATATCCGCACCCGCCGGTACGGCGCGCACAGCGCCGTGACGCCCAGGGGCGCCTCGCTCGCCACCGCGCCGACGATCACCGCCTCGCGGTGCATGTAGAGATACGCCATGAACCGCTTCGCCGCCGTCAGCAGCGCCTTCGGCGCTTCACCCTCGGCATAGCCCGCGGTGAACGTGATGCTCACCCCGCCGCCGACATCCGAGGGCCAGCTGCCCCCGATCGCCGCGACGACCTCGCCGCCCGGCAGCAGACGGAAATCGCCGATCGTGCCGGTCACCTCCGCGCCGCTGCCATCCAGCCAGGTCACGCCCGCGATCGACACCACCGGCCGCAGACCCAGCGAAAGCCGAGCCCCAGCGCCGGGAAACGCTTCCCCGGTCCAGACCTGCCCCGCCGTCTCGAGCAGCTTCACCTCGCAGTACCGCTCGACGAACTCGATCGCCGCATCGCGCAACACCGCGATAAGGTCGTCGAACTCGGTCTCGCCCTCGCCGATCGACAGCCACGCCTTGCACTCCGCCAGCGGCAGCAACGCTTCCCCATAGCCGTCCGCCATCGGGACGTGCTGAAGTTCGAAGATCATCGCTGCTACCGCTGGTTGGTCGTGTCAGGCGTTCTGTGCGGCCAGGTTGTCCGCGACCGCTTCGGCCTCGGACTTGGTGGGATCGTTGAAATCGATCCGGTTGGCCACGGCGGGCTGCCGGGCGCGCGGCGCATTGTCCACCGCCGGATGGCTGGTCTCGATGCGCTCGACGATTTCGGGTTCGATCATCGCGCCCGACGCCGCAACATCGGTCGCGGGGGTCAGGTCGTCGGCCTTCAGGCCTGCGGTATCCGCCACGCCCGGCACGTCGCTCAACTTCACGTCGCTGGTGTCGACGCTCTTCTTCTTGGCAACCATGGTTTTTTCCTTTCGATGTCCCCGTCCTTCGAAGAGAGGCGCGCACGCCGCTCATCGAAAGACGGGCCGGGGTCTGACCCCGGCCCGCTTCCTCGTCGCTGAGATCAGGCGGCGACCTTCAGCGCCTTCATCGCGTCGGGGTTCTTGACCCCGCCACCGACCCGCTTGGTCGTGTAGAAGTGCACGAACGGCTTGTTCGTGTACGGGTCGCGAAGCACGCGGATGCCGATGCGATCAACGACCTGGTAGGTCTCCGCCATGTCACCGTAGAGCGCTGCGATCGCGTTGGCGGCAACGGTCGGCATGGCCGGCAGGTGAACGATCGGGACCCCCGCGATCGTCGCCGGCTGACCGGCTTCGAACGAAGGCTGCCAAAGATAGTTGTCCTGACCATCCTTCAGCTTGCGCGCAGCGCCCGCAGTGGTGCGGTTCATGAACAGCTTGGCATTGGCCTCGTATTCCTCGGGCAGACCGTAGATCAGCGAGAGGATGCCGTCGCCGGTAAGCAGCGCGGCATCGCCCGAGTTGATCGTCTCGATCGCGCCCCAGGGATGGCGAGCGGCATTGGCCGCGCCCGTGACATAGGTCAGCAGGCCATGCGGCTTGTTGGTGCCGTCGCCCGACAGGAACGCGATGCCTTCCTGCTTGGCGAACTCGGTCTCGACCTCGTCGGCCAGCCACTGTTCGACGTTGAATTCGGCATCGTCGATCAGGCCCTGCGAAGCGGCGGGGTTGGCGTAGATCTCGCCGACCGCCCACGACAGCGAGGCAAGCGCCGGGGTGGTGGTCGCCGGACGAGCGGCGGTTTCACCGACCCAGCCCGAACCGATGTTGCGGTCCGAGAAGACCTTGCTGAAACCCGCGCCGCTGATCGAAACGACAGAGGCGTGCTGACGGATGACCGAGACCTGCTTGAGCCGGCCAGTGACCGTGCGGTCCCACTCGATCGGCGCCAGATAACCGCCTTCGCCGTCAGTCTTGGTCGCGGCAGCTTTGATCGTCTCGAGACGATCGGTCGCCTGTCCGCGGCGGAAGTACGCGTTGAACTCGGCGGTGTATTCCGGATCCTTCGGAGCTTCCTTGCCGCCGAGCTTTTCAGCGGCCTGCTTGGCCATGACACCTTCGAGCGCCGCCTCGATGTCGCTGATGTGAGTGTTGATTTTTTCCAGCTTGTCGGTCGTTACCACATCGGCGGCGCCAGCCTTGATCTGGTTGAGCTCCTGGGTGTGAACGTCTTTGAATGCTTCGAAGGCGACCGCGAGGTCTTCGATCGATGCGATCTTCTTGGGCTGGGCTTCGGCGCGCACGGCAACGAGGCCCCGGCCCTTCGCGGCGGTACCGCGCAGGTTGGTCATCATCTTCATCGTCAATTCCTTATCGTTTGACGGTCAGGGGAGCGAGCAGGCGGGAGTAGTCCGCCTGCGGTTCGTTGCCAGCGCTGGGCGTGGCGAGGTCGGCAGCGTTTTGCGTGCCAATCGCGCGATACAGATCCCGGCGCGCAGCGCGCGGCATGTCCTGTTTCGCGAGAAAACGGTCGAGTGATGCCTTGTCATTCGGGAATTGATCTGCGGCAGCGTAAACCGGCATCTGCGCCTCACGCTCCATCAGGGTGTCGGCAAGGCCGACATCGATCGCTTCCTGCCCACGGAAGAACACGTCCTTGCCGGCGATCATGGCGTCGAACTCGGCCTTGTCCCGGCCGGAACGGGCCGCATAGGTGCTGGTCATCGCATCATCGATACGGCCCAGCGTTTCGAAGCCGTCCTTCATTTCCGACTTCGTGCCGAAAAACAGCCCGCGAGCCTCATGGATCATGATCTCGGCGTTATGCGCTATGGCGATCTCGTCACCGGCCATGGCGATCACCGAGGCTGCGGAGGCCGCGATGCCGAGGACCTGCACGCTGATAGGCTGAGTATGGCGGCGCAGCAGGTTGTAAATCGCCACGCCCTCGAAGTAATTGCCCCCGGGGGAATTGATCTCGACGATGATGGGCTTGTCGCCGATCTGGCGCAGCGCAGCGCCGATCCGCTTGGCCGAGACACCGCCGCCATCACCGTCGTCGCCGATGTAGTCGAAAATCGAGATCGTCGGAGTGCTCGAGGCCAGCGCCCGGATCTCAAAGCGCGCAAAGTCTGCTGCGAGAGCGGTAGTCTCAAACTTCCAATCTGAACTGGCTCCAAGCTCGACGATTTCGGGCGGCCGCGCCGCGCGAACTTTCAGCAATCCGTTACGACGCATCTTTCGTTTCCTCGTTGCTCCAGGCCGGACGCTGGCCGACCCCGCCCTCCATCGGGTTCATGTCCATCAGCTCGCGCGCCTCGTCGGCCACCATCCAGCCACCCTGGCCGGGGCCGCCGATGGCCTTGGACAGGAATTCCGCCTGGTCCTTCAGCGATCCGCGCAGCAGCGCGCCCTCGTTGAATTTGACGTAGAGGGTCTCGCGTTCGCTCTCCTTGAGGAGCGATCGCGCGACGACCTCCTCCCACGCGACGAACCAAGGCATCAGGCAGTAGGTGATCAGCGACAGACCCAACTGCTCGATGCCGGTGCCCCAGCTCGTCTCGTCGAACATCAGCAGGGGCCGCGGAACGCCTGTGAACCGCGACACCTCCTCGGCCTGGTGCTTGCGCTGCGCGAGACCTTCCGCATCCCTCCCGCTCGCGCCCAGAGGTTTCGCGGTCAGACCTTCTTCCGCGACGATCCAGCGGCCGGTATTCTCGACGCCCGCATATCCATCCTGAAACTGGTGCTTCAGCCGCTCGATCGCGGCCTCCGACAGCTGTTTCGGGTGCTCCAGGATGCCGCCGACATAGGCTCCGTTCCGCAGCAGCCGGGCGGCCGCCTCATCGGTGATTTCGGCCAACCCAAGGGCCTCCGCTGCCATCCGCAAGAGACCGTGCCCGCGCAGCCCGTCTTCCGACCATGGACCCCGCAAGTCGAAGATCTCGGACGGCTTGTAGATCCGCTCGCCCCCGGTCTTCGGACGGTACCGATACTGCAAGCTGAAGTCGTCGGCCTGCTCGATCGTCACCCGCAGCGGATCCAGCGGCCACAGGGCCTGCGGCCCGCGGACCCCCGGTACGATGTAGGCGAAGGCATTGCCGTACAGCAGGGCCCGCCCCTGCATGAACGACTTGAACTGGTACGGCGTCTGCGCCGGATTCGGTTGAACGCGCAAAAGGCGATGGACCGGATGGTCCGTCGCCTTTTCGCGCAACCCGTCTGCACCGCGGCGAAACAGGTTGAGCGGCAGCATGCCGATCGTACCGACGACGACATTCACCGCCCGGTTGAACGTCGCGTTTCGCATCGCGGAATATTCACTCACCGTCCGCCCGGCCTTGCTCGTCATGCCGCCCCGGAGGAAGTCGGGCAGGTGTTCGTCGCGCAAGTTGATGGTCGAGTAGGCCTGCACCTCGCCACCACTCTGCGCGAGCCGCGCGATTCCCGACCCTTTGACCGGCAGCGGCGGCTGTGGCGCGGGTGCGCCGAAAAGCCTGTCGAGCCAGCCCATCAGATCACGATCATCCCGCGCGTCTCATAAATCGACGGCACGTTGTCGTTGGCCGCGACGGGCCCGGCCTCCAGCATCTGCACGGCATTGAGCATGGCGATCAACGGGTCGATTTTCCCCGCGCCGGCCAGTTGCTTGCTGATGTACAAGTTGCTGCCTCTCAACTCGGCCCGCGCGTTCGATACGCACCAGGCCATCAGGGCCGACCCGTCATGCAGCAGCATGCCGTCGCCCAGCTTGAACTCGACTGTCTTGATCGTGCCCGTCAGGCCCACGCCCTGCCGCACCGGGGTGATCGAACCGCCCCGCTTGGTAACCTCGTCGTATGTCTCGAACCCCGATGCGACGAGCGCATCGACCAGTGCGCCCATGCCCCAGGCGTCGACACCCACCGCGCCGACCTCGGGCATCAGCCCCGCGTCGAAGATCCGCTTCATCAGCCGGGCGACCTGGTCGACGATCTCCTGTCCGGTCGTGACGATCGTCAGATCGCCATCGGCCGCAAAGCCGCGCAACGCCGGGGCGATGTCCTTGCGCCGCTCCAGCGCGATTTCCAGCGCCCAGGCATGCGCCCAAGTCAGCCACCTGCCGGTGTCCTTCTCGCGCCCAGCGACCGCCGCGCCGAACAGGTCGTCGCGCCCGCCACCGTCGATACCGGCCACCACCACCTCGCAGCGGTCGAGCAGCGATTCCAGTGTCAGGTCAGGATCGGCGGCTTCAAGCCAGAAGTCCGCCGCGGCCCACCGATCCCGGCGGAGCCGCAGCCCGATCTCGACGTTCAGGTGCTTGGCGAGGAAAACCTGCAGGCTCTCGCCCTCGCCGGTCTGCGCCATCGCCAGCTGTCGCTCGAGCCAGTCCTGCGTCACCGACCGCCCGATCGACGGGTTGGTGATGTAGAACATCGCCGGGTCGAGGTACGCCTCGGCCTCGAGCAACGCCTCGGGCCACTCGTAGAGCACGCCCATGCTGGCCGGGTCCTCGATCACCCCGTCCCGCACGTCGCGAAAATAGGCGAGCTTGGCCTTGAACACCCCGGCCGGCGGCTCGTCGGAATGCGTCGTGATATAGATCACGAAACCCTCCTGCCGCGTGGCGAGGCCGCCCGACGCTTCGCGCAGCATCGCCTCGGCCTTCGGGTTCTTGCCGAACAGCCACAATTCCTCGACCAGAACGAACCCGGCCTTCTTGCCGCCGACGACGCCGCTGTCCGCCGCGACGATCTTCAGCTCCGCCTTCGTCACCCGGTGCCGGATCGTGCGCTGGTGCTCGATCACGTGCAGCAGGTCCGACAATTCCGGATCCGCGCGCACCATGCCGGATGCCGGGCCGAAACTGTTGCCTGCGATCTCGATCGTCGGCGCCAGGATCAGCAGCTCCTGGTGGTGCCGCCAGTTCACGATCAGCGCGGTGAGCATGATGCCCGCTGCGATCATCGACTTGCCGTTCTTCTTGCTGATCAACAGCATGAACTCGTTGATCAGCCGCGCGCCGCTCAGCGGGTCCTCCGCCCCGAAGATCGCGGCGACGAATTCGAACACGAACTCGTCGCAGATCTCGCCCAGCGTCGGGTAAGTTCCGTCCTTCTTCTGCGGCAGGTCGGTGACCTGCAACGACTTGAACACGCCCAGCGCGTCCGCCGCCTTGTCCGGGAACAGCGGCGCCACCGGCACCAGGCTGTCACCCGCGACGATACGCTCCGCCCAGTCAGGGCAGGCGGTCGTCCACTTCGGCATCAGCGTCCTACTGGATCATCGCCGGCGGCGGTTGCCGCGTGCCGAAGCGCCCGGCCACACCGGCCGCCGCTTCCTTCTGCTGTTCCTTCTTGCCGAGCCGCGGGGCCGGGGCCGCGACTTTGCCGCGCTCCTGGACCTTTTCGCTGAGCGCCCGCTGCTGCTCGGCATGCACCATCGCGGCCAGCGCCTTTTCGGCGGCGACGTTGCCCTCCTCGGCCGCCTTGTTCAGGCGGGCGAGCTGGCGACCCTTGAGCATCAGCGGCGCGTGGCCCGCGTTCGCGATCTCGTTAAAATAATGCTTGTAGAACGTCGGCTTGCTGACCTTCAGGACCCGCGCGATCTCGATCGGCTTGCGACCGCAGGCGAACAAAAGGTTCACAACGTCGGAATTCTCCCGCGTCCAGACATGCGCCGGCCGCCCCCGCCCCTTCTCCGGCAACACTGGCAGGCCGAACAGGTCAACCTGCCCGTCCGAAATTCCATCGCCCAAGAAAAAAATCCCCAGATGAGACGGGATGCGGTCTAGGTGCCGTCAACCCCCTGAACTTTCGACCACCCCCCGTCCTGCCTCGCCTCGCACCCGCCGCGCCTTGGCCTCGGCCGTCTTCCGGTTGTGGCAGGGCGTGCAGAGCCAGTCCGCCTCTTCGAAGGGCGGAAAGTCCGCCCCGCCGTCCGACCGCTCGACCCGGTGGTCCAGGATCAGCCGCTGCACCGCGCCGCACACCTTGCACCACACGCCGCCGTGCTGCGCCCGCGTCCAGTCCCGATGCCGCCGCCGATAGTCGAGCCACTCGGCCGACTGGTAGAAGCCCTCGGCCACCTTCGGCCTTGCCCGCACCCGCGACGCTGGCCTGCCAAGCCGCGACGGCATGGCCTTGAGCCGACCCACGTGCGCGCTCCTGCCGAAAGGATGGCGACTGCGACCGGCCGCCACAAAGGGGGGAAACTGGCCGGTCGCAGTCGCCAAGTCTGGGAGAGGATACCCCGAGGCCGACGCAGGCCCGCCTCAGCGTATCTCCTGATACCCCCGAAAAGGTGGGGAAACGAACACCCTATATTTCACTGGGGAAATGGAAACGGCTTGACAGCGTCCCCGCAGGACTTCTGCGGGTTACAGAGCCGAAAGTGGGGAAACTAGCTTATGGTGTTCTCAGAGAAGACCAGCTTGAAGATCATCGCGTCCCGCTCATCAACGAAAAACACCCTGCAGTACTCGCCATCATCTTCGATGCTAACGCGACTCACCATATTCATTTCGCACCTCAGCTCTTTCGCTGGGTGATATGCTGTCGGCTTATACCTAAGTTCGTGCACCGGATCTCCTAGAACGCCGCGGATTGAATAGTTGGCGCGAAGTAGATGGTGGAGCGCAGTCACGCAACTCTACGTGCGAGCGCCCGACGTCGCCCGCTCCATAGCCACCGCCACCTTCCCGATCGCCCGCTCATACCGCATCCGCAGCGCGTCGCTGGTCACCCCGCACCGCTTGCCACCTTCGGCCATCCAGATGCGCTCCCAGCGGAACACGTCGCCGCGCGGGTCGAGCTTGGCGATCAGCACCCGCCCGACAAGCCGCCGGTGCTCCTCCGGCACGGCCAGGCAGGCAGCCCGCGGGCCCAGCATCATCCGGTCCAGCACCGCCATCTCCTTGCGGCCCAGCTGCCGCCGGGGCGCGGCATCGCCGCCATGGCCCTGCCCGTCGCCATAGTCGCCCGCCCGCACGTCGCGCACGATATCCGGCCACCCCTGCCCACCGCGCAGCCAGCCCCGCTCCTTGTCGGGCATCGCGCCCAGGTACTCCACCGCCGCCAGCATCGCGTCCTCCGCATCCTGCCAGGTCACCACACCGCCATTTTCGCCCGGAACTTCCATCGTTTCATCCTTCCACGCCCAAATGGAAGTCACGCTTCCATTGCCTAAAACCGATCTAAAACCCTGAAGCCTTTATATTATTCCTCTATTCTCACACTCTTGAGGGGGAGAAATGGAAGGATGGAAGGCAAAACGACATAACTGGCCACGATACGATTGCCCCTCTCTCTCATGAAGGAAGATGCGCGATTTGCCTTCCAAGGCTCCATTTGCACACCAAGTGCCCGGAAAACCGGGATTTCATGACTTCCATTCGGGATTTTCGCGGCCTTCCGCCGGAACTTCCGCCCGCACCTCGCCACGGGGGCGCGGGGGCCCCGGCATGCGCCGCTATCCGGGCGCGGCAGGGCGCATCAGGCGTCGAACGGATCGAACCCGTCATCGTCCGCATCCGGCGGCCTATCGCCGCTGACGGGCGGCGGCGCGGTTTCCGGCACGCTCCACCGCCCTTCCTTGATCTCCGTGGCCGTCACCCCGTCGCGCAGCCGCACCTTCAGCCACCACACCCCGTTCGACGTCTTCTGGACAAAGCCCCGGTCGGTCATCGCGCCGACAAAGCCCCTGCGCTTCCACTCGCCCGCGCCGGTCGCTTCGACCCACGCCTCGAACGTCTGCCACAGCTCGGTCGCGGGCACGCGCACCGCCAGCGGATCGTCGCCAACCTCGCAGCACTGCGACAGGAACCGGCCGAGCTGGTCGCTGTCCTCGCGATAGGCGCGGGTCGCGTCCTTGACCTCTTCGGGCACGATCAGCCCGTTCTCGCGCCACGCCAGCAATCCCTCGATCAACCGGTTGAGGATGCCGCTGGCCTCCTCTTTCAACCGGTCGGACAAGCGCCGGTCGATCTCGTCCTCGGGGATCGTCACGTTCCACGGCACCAGCTGCATGCGCGCCCACATGCCATGCGTCAGGTCGCGGATGTTAGGCCGGTTGTTCCCCGAAATGGTCAGCTTGAAACTGGGCAGGAAGGTGAAGAACCCCTTGTTTAGGTGCCGCGCGTCGACCGGATCGCCGCCGGTCAGCTGCTTGATCAGCCCGTCGTTCAGCTTCATGCCGCGCTCTGGTTCGGACACGCGCAGGAACCGCACGCCGGGCAGCCGCGCCAGGTCGGGCGTCGCCTGGTCGCCGCGCCGCTTGCCGCCATTGTCGGCCAGCGATTCGACGCCGATCGAACCGGCATAGTCGCCCGCCAGGTGCGCGATCGCCTCCACCCACGTGCCCTTGCCGTTGCGGCCCCCGCCATAGAAGAACGCCAGCTTGTGCTCACCGATATCGCCGGTCAGCGATAATCCGCCCCACTGGTGGATGAAATCGCGCATGTCGGCGCTCGGCTGCACCCGCGCGATGAACGCGTCGTAGTGCGGGCACTTGGCCCCCGGCGCGAATTTCACCGGCGCCAGCTTGGTGATCAGGTCTTCGCGCCGGTGCGGGTCCTTGCGGATTTTCCACCCGTCGACCTTCCACACCGACTTGCCCGCCTCGACCTCGGCGCTCGATCGCTTCACGCTGTTGCGCACGATGCGCAGCGTGCCATTGGCGACATTGATGGCAAGCCGGTCCGCGTCGAACTCATCGGGCTTCACCACCACGTCGGGAAAACCCTTGATCCACTTGATCACCCGGCCGACCATCGCGCCGGCCTCGCTGGACTTCGCCCAGGCCGCGATCTTGTCGGAATGATAGGTGACCTTGCTGTTCGATACCGCGGCGACGAAATCCATAGTGTCGAGCGCCTCGAACCACGCCCGCCGCCCCTCGGCCTCGAACCAGCTGCGCGGCAACGCACTCTCGACCCGCGACGGCCGGCCGTCCTCGCCTTGCCCCGTGCCGCTCGCCTTGATCAGCGCCGCCTCGTTGCGGATCGCCCGCACCGTCAGCATGATCGACCGGATCAGCTCGGCCGGCAAACTGTCCTTTTCTTCGGACAGCAGCCGCCAGTGCGTGCCGACCCACGCGAACCAGCCCAGCTCGGGGCAGAACCGGAAATCCGCGCCATACCGGATGCGCCACCGCTCGGCATTGCCCAGGTCGGTCAGCGCAAGCCGCCCGCAGGCCAGGTCCCGCTCCGGGTCGGGCCAGACGCGAATCCGCCCGCCGTCGTCCGCTTGCTCCCCCTGACCCCCACGGGATGCCCCCGACGACGCTCCGGCCCCGGAACCATCGTTCGCCGCGCCAGCAGGGGGCGCGGGGGATGCCCCGGCACCGGACAGGATGTTGCGCTTGGTCATCAGATTGACTTCGCCGAAAGATGCGGCGACTTGTCCTTTGTCAGGGGGAAGAGATGAGAGATGATGACGTAGTTCTGGTGGTCAAATACTCCACCGAACAACCTCTTGAATTGGCGGCGCTCACCTCGAGTCTGGGCGCCCTCTCCGACGAATACAGGCGGCGATACGGCGACACTGGAGCAGTTCTGGTCGTCGATCACATTCGCGAAGGCAGCGTCGTTGCAATCCTCAAAGGCATGGCTAAGGCTGCCGTCTCTGCCGTCGATCCAACCGGTGGCGCCTTGGTGGCTTTCACCCTCGACACGATCGCTCCTTTCGCGGGCGACTTCTCGGGGCTCCTGAATGCGCTCGCTAATTTCGGCCGCGATGCTGCGTCGGATGCGGATATCCGCCGCGCGGATAAGTCTTCGCTCCGTGCAGCCAAGGCTTTTGTACAACCCGCCCTCAATGGAAATCCCATCCAGCTTTATGGTGATGTCGACCAGATCGTGCAGAACAATGTTTACATCGATTCCATGAAAGCCGGAGACATCGTCAGGAACGTCACGCACCTGATGGCCGCGATGCCTGGAGATGACGAACGCTTTAAGGCCGAACCATTGGCGCTTTATCAACTTCGCGATGCTCGCGCCGGGGATCTTGGCTACATCGATCGCTTTGACAAACGACCAAAGCGGCTCATTTTTGCCAACGACAGCGTCAAGGACGAGATCATCCATGGCGAAAGGCCGTTCGACATGTTCTTCTTTGTCAGTGGCGTCGTACGAACCGCTGGTGGCGAGGTCGCAAGCTACTACATCGAAAGCATTGACGGTGTGACCGAAAAGGACGCTGCTTGACGGGATCTTCAACGTCACCTCCCCACCTGTCGCCAGCCTAGACCTCACGCCGCTTCCCTCCCCCGATCCATATCCATCGCGCTGGCCACCATCGGCAGCCCGCCCACGGCCAGCGCCTGGCGCAGCCGCGCCGCGCCGATCGCGTCGTCGCAGACCAGCGTCACGCCCGCGCCCGCGCCGCGCAGGCGGTTCAGCGCCGCGCGGCCCCAGTCGAGCACGCAAATCCCCTCGCACCCCGCCGCCATCCAGGCGACCGGATTGCCGTGCAGCCGCACCGCGCCATCGCAAGCCACCGCCCGGTCGAGCGCCAGCGCGCCCAATATCGCGCCATGCCCGGTGCGCAGCGCCCAACTGTCCGGCTCCGCGCTCGACAGCGCGACGATATCGACCAGCCATGCGCCATCGTGCACCGCCAGCAACAGCCGCGGCTCGCCGCCCTCGTCGGGATGCCACAGCCCGTCGCCGGTGATCTCCACCCGCGCCCGGCCGAGCATCCCCGCGCCGCACAACTCCCCGATCGTCGCCAACGGCACGCCAAGCGCCTCAAGCATGCCAATGGCGGCAAACGGCAAAGCCTGAAACGCCAGCGCCATCTCGCGCTCAAGGGGCGGCAGATGGTTCATCCTGCACTCCCCGCCCGCTTGACCGGTCCGCGCGCCGTCGCCTTGACGTACTCGAGATAGCTGCAGCTGCAGCACATCTGGTCGGCGGCCGCCGCGCGCACGATCTTCGTCTTGCGCTCTTCGAACGCGCCACAGGCACACCGAACCAGCCACAGGCCGGACGCCTTCGGGTTCCGCTTGCCGAGGAAGCCGATCACCGTGAAGCGCCCGAACTGCCGCCCGCGCAGATCCTCGAAGTCCTTTCCCCCCGGATAATGCTCAGGTGGGATCACAGCCGGGGGCGAGACATGATGGCGCACTTGGGGGGGAGGTGTAAGGGCGGGATCCCAGTGCATGCCCCGGGCCGTGACCCGTCCTGCCGTCGCATTCAGCGGATCGGAAGAGAAGATGCGATCCATCAGTCGCGCCCCGATTCCGGCCCTGGCCCCAGCATCGCCCGGATCTGGTCGAGCTTCGCCCGCGCCCGCGCCACGTCGCACCCCGGCCCCGCCACAGCGAGCTCCGCCGCGATCTGTGCATGCACCGCGATGTCGCGCGCCAGCGCATAGACCGCGCCCCGCGTCTTCAGGCCCACCGGCCCGATCTCCGCCTGCGCATCACGCGACGGCGCGGGCAGCACGTCGGGATGCCCTTGCGACAACCGCAACAGCTCCTGCCCGAAGGTCCGCGCCACCCGGCTCACGCCGCCATCTCCCCGCGCGCCGCCTTGCCGTCGCGGCAAGAGCACACGTCGACCCGGCACCCGCACCACGCACAGCCGGTGTGATACTGCAGGATCGCCGCGGGATTGCGTTCAGCCCGATCGTAGGTCGTCCGGTTGATGAACTGCCAGCGCCGCGTCGGCGCCGTGCGCAGGCCCGTTGCGACGATCTCGACGGTCCGGGTTCGCCCCTCGCGGGTCACCCGGATCAGGCCAAGAGCGTCGAGGTCCGCCACCACCACGCCGGCCTTCGTGTGCGAACAGTCCAGCACTTCGGCGACGTCCTCGTTGGTCGGGCATGGTTGCGCCGCCAGCGCCGCGCGCTCGAACAGCAGCAGCGCCTTGCGCTGCTCGGCCGTCAGGCGGGTCATGCCGCTTCTCCGAACTTGCCGACTTCGTTGCCCCAGGCATCCCACCCGGGCCGGGTGTTGCGGGCGAACAGCTCGACGCGCGGCACGTCGCCGAACAGGCGCTCGATGCGGCGATAGGCCTCGACCGGCTTGCGGCTGTGCGTCGATCGCGGCGCAACGATCAGCTGCCGCACGTCATGCGCCAGCACCGGCACGCCCTTGCCGCGCTTGAACAGCCAGACCGGCTCCACCTGCTTGCGGCTGTAATAGCCCATCGACATCGGCGGCTCGGCGATATCGCCGGTGAACAGGTCGATCTGGTCCGCCGCGATCAGCTTCTGCTTGGCCCAGTAGAACAGGTCGGTGACAAAGGTCGGAAACCCCCACGCCCGCGCCAGGTCGAGCGCGACGTCGCAGTGGCTGCCGACGATCCACATCGCCAGCACCGCGTCCTTCGCCGCCATCTCGGCAATCGGCAGCGCGGCCATCGCGTCGATGGTCATCGTCGGATAATGGTCCGCCGCCTCATTGAAATTCTTCTGCGTCGGCGTCCGGGTGACACCCAAATGCGTCCGGAATGCCCACGGCGGATCGGCATAGATCACGCGATAGCCAGCGCTCATTGCATCACCCCGCCAACGGGCGCACAATCGCGGGCTATGAACGACCTGAAATTCTTCGAAGTCGAATGCCGCGCCGTCGCGGTCGACGTGGCAAACAGCCGCGCATGGGCGTTCAATCCGGGCCTTGGCTGGGGTGAGGCACCCGGGCTTGTGAACAAGGCTTCCCTGGACGGGGTCCCGCTCACGCTGGCCGAGATGGCCGATGAATTTCCGGAAGCCGACCCGAAATTCCTGCCCGTGACGCCGCCGCGGTAGTGAGAGATCGGGCTACCGCCCATCAGCCCTCTCCCATTTCTTCGACGTGCAGCCCCCGCGCCATCATCTCGATCCGGGCGTCCAGCTGGTGGCGCAGCGCCGAAATCTCGGTCGCCTCGATCAAGTCGACCTTGTCGGGATAACCATGCAGCAGGTCGGCAAAGCGGCGCTGGATCGGCGCCAGCAACGCCGCAACCGGCGCAAAGTCCGATGCCGCCTCGATCGCCCGCACCGGCTGTTCGCTCGCCGGCGTCGGATCGTCGAACTCGCCGCACCCCCGCCCGATTTGCGACGGGTCGGCGGCATTGGTGAAATCCTGCCACCGCACCCAGCCCTGCCCGCAGGCAAAGCCCCACTCGCGCACTTTCGGCCCGGTGATGAACAGCGACACCGCCGACAGCCCCGCGGCGACCTCGAGGCGGTGCATCGCCTCGGCGCGCCGCTGGACGACATCGCCCACCTGCCGCTGATAAGCGCCCTCGGGTGTGTGCTCGATGTACCCACCGGCGAGCAGGAACGACACGTTGTCCCACGGATGATCGTGCAGCGCGCGGTCGTCGTCACTCTTGCGGATCTCGTGAAGATAGACGTTGCCCACGGATTGCGCGGGATGACCCACCAGCGCCGCAGGTAATCGTCGCCGATCACGAAATCAGGTCGCCGCTCCATGATCATGTCGGCCCAGGTCCGCATGTCGTCCAGCCCGGCCATGTACTGCTCAGCCATGCCGAACCTCCTGCACATCCGCACTCGACTGCCCCGTCGCGACGATCGTCACGATCCGGGTCCGCGTGCGCCCGGCCTGTTCGAACCGGATCAGCCCCATCGCCTTCAGCCGCGTCAGCGCGTCCTTGGCGGCATATCGGTCGTGCAGATCGAGCCGCTCGGCGATCTCGCCGTTGCTGGGGCAGCACCGCCCGGCGGCGACGTCGCGGAACAGGAGGGCATAGACCCGCCCGTCCCGGCTCTCGCGCCAGGCATCGTCGCGCGGCGGACTGCCCGCGACCTGACGTGCCCCGCCGCTGGCATCGTTCGCTGCGCCACACTTCTTGGCGAAGTAGTCGAAGCAATGGACGCGCTGCGAACGCCGCTGAAACAGCACGGCCTTGCCCTGCTCCTGCCATCGCAGTGCGAGCCGCTTGGCCGGATGATTCCCGAGCATCGGTCCGGTCGCATACATGATGATCTCACCCGGCTTGGCCGTGGCCAGCCACTTCGCCATGTCTCCGGGCTCTTCATATTGCGTCAGCGCCGGGATGACGAACTGCGCGGCTCCCCCCTCCCGCATCTCAGTGCGTCCCGGTGCCGACTTCGCGGATGCCCCGCACCGTCGGGCCATGGCCGGCCTCGACCATGCCTTCCAGCATCCGGTTGAACGCGGCCAGCTTGGCCTGCAGCTCCTGCCCCTCGCGAAGGGCGCGATAGGCTTCGTCGGGCTGGAACGTCCCGTCAGCCATGCCGTCGTGCACCGCCCCGGCCAGGTCGCCAAACTCCTTGGCCAGCGTGCACAGCTCGAGCGCGAGCCCCGTCTCGCAGGTTTCGGTGTCGGGCAACGGCAGGAACACCCCGCCGGCCATCTGGCACAGCAGCCGCGTCACCGGCGGCCACTGCGCATCGCGCGGGGCAACCGCCTCCATTTCCAGCACGTCGCAGATATTGGCGAAATCGGGATCGTGCGGCGATTGAAACCGGCCGTGCTGCGTCTTCGACTTGCCGGTGATCTTCCCGGCCTCGATCGTGCCGCCAAGGCTCTCCTGAACCTTGCGCGTCGAATCCTTCAGCCGCAGCTGCCGCGTCGTCAGCCGGTTCATGCCGCCTCTCCGATATCGGTGCGGGGACCCGCCTCAAGCAGCGGAGCGGTAGGCGAAGGAGATGCCTCAAGCAGCGAAGCGGTAGGCGAAGGGGAAGCGTCTGGTGCGGTTCCCCTTGCCGGAACGTCCCAGCTGACCGAGACTCCGTTGACATGACAAAACGCCGCCACCTCGACCCGCGCCTCCGCTGGAACCCCACCATCCGGCCAGCTGGCCTCGTCTGCGAAGAAATCCGCGAATTTCGCGAGCGTCGCGGTAGTGGTGGATGCGCCAGCGGTCTGGAGCCGATCGAAGTAGTTCGCAGCGCCAGCAACACGCTTGCCAAGCCTGCTCAGCGGGGCTGGCGGCCGGTGCGCATCGCACCAAGCGCGAGCAGCTGAGAAAAGACGTGCTTCAAGGTCCACTGGTCTCGGCTCCGGTAATTTCACCGTGCCTTATAGGTGGAAATATACTCCCATCGTCAAGTGGATTTATTCCCTCTAGCGGAATTTATGCTCCGGTGAATAATTCCACCGTGGCCAATTCGTCCGAAATCTTGCTCGCTCGCATTGACGAGCGCTTGGCCGCACTCGGCAAAAGCCGGTGGTGGCTGTCGATGGAAATCAGCGACCGAAAGCAGCACGGCATTATCAAGGACATCGAGCGAAAGGGCACGATGCCCGGCGCTGACAGGATCCGCAGGATTGCCGAGGTGCTGGAAACCACGACCGACTACTTGCTGGGCACCGTCAGCACGTCAGAGCAGGTTCAAAGCGAGGTTGGCATTCAGGATCTCGGCGCGGATGCGCGTGACCTGCGCCGCACCCCCGACCGCGCCGAACCCGGCATCCCGCTCCTCGGCACCGGCGACTGCGCCGATCTCGAACTGGGCGACGATATCCACATCGAGCGGTCATCGTTCGACGAGGACTATCACGTCCGCATGATCGAACGCCCGCCTTCGCTGCGTGGTGCACGACAAGCATACGCGATCTACTTCCAGGGCAGCAGCATGGAGCCGCGCTTCTACGCGGGCGAAATCGGCATCGTCGATCCCGATCGCCCCGCCGCGCCCGGCGACTTCGTCGTCGTGCAGCTGAACAACGGAGAGGCCGAGCACGTCGTCTCGGTGCTGGTCAAGCGCCTGGTGCGCCAGACCAGCCAGTACGTCGAGCTCGAGCAGTTCAACCCGCAGACGGTGTTCCAGCTACCGCGCCGCAAGGTCGCGCGGATTCACAAGATCATGCCTCCAACGGACCTTCTCTTTCGTTAGCAATCAGAATGGCGAAGGGTAAGGTCCATGTTGGCGACGGGACCGAGTGCGGCCAAGTGTCAGCTAAGGAGCGACTGTATTTTGTCGCCAAAGGCGATGAGTGCCGCAATAGCGGCTAGCATCCCCGCAAGCCGCGTGTCGATGTAGGTTTTGCTTGGTAGATGCGAGATACGCTCTGACATAGTCGCCAAGTTAACTTCGACCGAACCTGTCCGGTCAATCAACCTATCCAGGCGCTCCTCAAGTCGATTTACCCGCGCTTCCATGCCATCATAAGTGCCACCTCCATCACCGTTGTTCAAGTGGCTCTCCACCTCATCGAGGCGCCGCTGCACCTGCCTCAGCGGCAGGAAAATGTCGTCCGGGCTAGTTGCCATCTTCAGACCCAATCTTGTGCAATGCTTCATTCAGCTTGTTGGCAAAAATAGGATCTACCTTTGACATGATGAGACGCTGCATAATGAGGGCCTCTTTTAAAGAGGAAAGCGATTCCTTGAGCCGTTGAAGAGCAACGTTATTGATGCCATCTACCGCACTCATAGCGGAAATTATATCACTGATACTGTCAAGAATTGAGCTGCTTAAAAAAGCTACCTCAACTCTACTCGGTGCTCCCCCCATCGTAAAAAATTCTTCCCGCTCCTTTTCGGTGAAGCGCGACAACATCTCGCTCAATCTTTCGACTTCATCAGCCATGGGTATTCCCTGCCTTTTTCGGAGCCTTTGCGGGCCATCTACCCTCCTCGACCCTGCGCCAGCGTGCATCGATGCCGCCCACTACGCAAAGACAAGGTGGCTGCAACCAGCGCCGCGCCAGTCGAAAGTTTCTTTATTCACCCCAATCCTATCTAGACCCATCCTGCCCAATCCATCTGTCCGGCAAAGGGTGAATAATTCCTCTTGACTAGGAGTATATTTCCACCTGTATAAGTCCTCCCCAGCGAAAGGGGAGAAAACCATGCTCGAATCCAAGTCCGAATTCCCGTTCCCGGGCTCGACCGCCTTCCTGAGGCCGGAGGGCCGCGAACTGCGCATCATCCAACACCAGTGCGACGGCCGCCTCCTGGTCCAGCGCGTCGGCCCCGAATGGGACCGCTCGCAGCGCGCCACCGGCACGATGACCGTCGAGCGCGCCGACGTCGCCGCCACCCGCGACGAAGCGATCATCATCGCGAAGCGCAGGCGCGCCGCCTGATGTCGTTCTTCGAAACCTACTCGCGCGAGATCGTCGCCACCGTCTTCGGCATCGCCTGCATGGCGCTCGTCATGATGGCGGCCGCGCTGTGAACCCCCGCGCTCAAGTAGCCGCAGGCGGTAGCGCTAAAAGAAGGCCGCGCCTCCTTCAGCGCCGGGACAATCGCGACAGCCCGCCGGCTGACCTGGCCGAGCTGGTCCGCGATTTCACCCCGCAGGACTGGCGCACGTGCCTGATCGGCGCGCCGCTGCTCGTCGCCGTCTTCGGCTGCCTGCCCTTCCTGTTCCTTGTGATCGAGGAGATCGCCCGATGATCCGCCCCGAACGGCTCCACACCGACCCGAACGGCCACCCCTGGCCGGAATACATCCAGCACGAGATCGAGGCGAACCGCTACGACCGCCCCCTCGGTGCAGACTGCATCCGCTGGGGCTGGTGGCTCGTCGCCGCACTGATCAGCGCCACCATGTGGGGCGGCATCGCCCACCTGCTGGGACGCCTGTGATGGATGACCTCCCCCGCTTCGCCACCGAGGAATTCGCCCGCCGCCGCTCCAACGCGCGTCGCGCCGCCGAACGCTGCCGGATGACCGTGGCTCAGGCCGAGCAGAAGATGCTGTTCTGGGCCGTCATCACCGTCCGCGCCGGCGGCGATCTGCCCAAGGACATCCGCGCCCAACTCCCCCGCGCTCAAGTAGCCGCAGGCGATAGCGCACAACCCACTTGGCGGGAACTCACCCCGCAAGGCACCGACCCGGCGCTGTTCCTGAAGCACGCCCTCCGCGAACTCCAGCGCGCGGCCACCGCCGCCCTGATCAAGCACACGGCGACCGCAGAGGACACGGACCGCACCCGCGGCATCCTCGCCCTCTACAACCAGGTCGCCGCCCCCGTCCTCGGCCCGCTCCCCCCGCAAAAGCGGGCCGAGGACACCCCGGCCCTGCAGGAGGCGGCATGAAGAACCGGCTCTCCGATCTGAACAACCACCTCTTCGCCCAGCTTGAACGCCTGGGCGAAGAGAGCCTGACCGCCGAGCAGATCGAGCAGGAGGCGGAGCGCGCCGACGCCATCGTCGCCGTGTCCGACCAGATCATCGAGAACGCGAAGCTGCAGCTGCAGGCGGTGAAGGTGCTGGCCGACCACGGCGACCGCTTCAAGGCCGCCCTGCAGCCGATGCTGGGTGGACCGCCCGCCAGCACCGAAACGCCGGCCATCGAAGGCAATAGCCAGTGAAGGGCCACCCCATCCGCTACTCCGCCGAGGAGATGGCCTGGCTGGAAGCGAACCGCCTCTTGCCGATCACGGACTACCATCGCGCCTTCGAGGCTCGGTTCGGTCGACCGGATGTCACCGCCGCGAACCTCCACGCCCTGCGCAAGCGCAAGGGCTGGCGCACCGGACGCACCGGCCGGTTCGAACCCGGCCAGGAAAGCTGGAACAAGGGCAAGGCGATGCCCTTCAACGCGAACAGCGCGGCGACCCGGTTCCGCAAGGGCAACCTGCCGCACAACACCCGCTTCCTCGGCCACGAACGCGTGTCGAAAGACGGCTATGTCGAGATCAGCGTGGCGGAAACGAACCCGCACACCGGCTTCGACCGCCGCTACGTGCTGAAGCACCGCCACCTCTGGGAGCAGGCGAACGGCCCCGTGCCCGAAGGCATGGCCCTGAAGTCGATCGACGGCGACAAGACGAACACCGATCCGGCGAACTGGAAGCTGGTCCCCCGCGCCATGCTGCCCCGCCTCAACGGCCGCTTTGGCCGCGATTACGACGCCGCGCCCGCCGAGCTGAAGCCCGTCATCATGGCCACCGCCGAACTCGAACACCGCGCCCGCGAAGCGCGCAGGAACCGCTGATGCGCGACTCGCTCCGCCGCGAGCGCGCCGCGCTGCTCGAAGGCGCCCTCTGCGCCACCATCGCCCTCTCGACGATGGCTGTCTGTGTCTGGGGATGGTGAGATGAACGCCCCCGCGCGCATCCCGGCTCCGACGCCCGACCCTGACCTGGTCGCGCTGGTGCAGGCCCTTGCGCGCGCGGCGGCAGCGCGGGATATAAGCGCGGCGCGCTCCCGCGCCGGATATCGGGAAACCCATGCGGACCCTGATCTACGCCCGCTTTAGCTCGGCGCTGCAGAACAGCCGCTCGATCGACCAGCAGGTCGACGTCTGCCGCGAACGCGCGCAGCGCGAAGGATGGACCGTGCTCGACGTCTTCACCGACTATGCGGTTAGCGGCGGCGCGGGTATGGGCGAAGGCCAGCGCCCCGGCCTCGCCGCGCTGCTCGCACGGGTCGAGGAGGGAGGCATCGAGCAGGTGCTGGTCGACACGTCGAGCCGCATCGCTCGCCACCAGGGCGACGCGCATTCCATCCGCGAACGGCTGAACTACCACGGCGCTCGCCTCTTTACGCTGGGCGACGGCGAGATCGACCGGTTCAAGGGCGCAATCAAGGGCCTGCTCGACGAACAGATGCGGGTCGAACTGCGCCACAATATCAAGCGCGGACAGGCCGGCACCGTGAAGCAGGGCCGCTCGCCTGCCGGTCTCGCCTACGGCTATCGCACCGCCAACCGCATCGACGCCAATGGCCGCCCGGTGCGCGGCCTGCGCGTGATAGACGAAGATCAAGCCGATATCCTCCGTCGCATCTTTCGCGAATACGCTGCCGGCATCAGCCCCCGGGCCATCGCGCTGCAGCTGAACAAGGAGGAGGTGCCCGGCCCGCGCGGGACCCGCTGGCGCGCTACTACCATCCGGCCCGATCGCTCGCGCGGCAACGGCATGCTGTCGAACCGGCTTTACGTCGGCCAGCTGGTGCACAACCGCACGTCGAAGGTCATCGACCCGGTGACGCGCAAGACGCGGATCCGTCCGAACCCGGCCAGCGACTGGGTGACGGAGGACGTGCCCCACCTGCGCATCATCGACGACGAACTCTGGCACCGTGTCCAGGCCGAACTGGATGGCAACCGCACCGCCAACCCGGTCCACAAACGCCGGCCGCGCCATTTCCTGTCGGGCCTGGGCAAGTGCGGCTGCTGCGGGGCCAGCTGGAACGTGAAGACCGCGAACCTCTGGGCCTGCGGCGGCAACAGCGAAGGCGCGGTCTGCGACAACCGGCGCCAGATCACGACCGAGAACTACGAACGCCGCGTGCTCGAGGGGCTGGAAAGCCGTCTCCTCGATCCCGAGCTCGTCTCGATTTACGTGCGGGAATATCACAAAGAATTCGCCAAGCGCGCGGGCGAGAGCCGCCGCCAATCGACGAGGCTGGAGACGAAGAAGACCGACGCCGATCGCAAGGTCGCCCGCCTGGTCGCCGCAATCGCACAAGGCGGCGATGAATTCCCCGAGATCCGAGAGGCCCTGCAACAGGCTCGGGCCGACCGCGACCACGCCGCCGCGCAGCTTGCCGAGATCGAGGCCCTGCCCGTCGTCGCCCTGCACCCCGGCATCGCCGACCAGTACCGCCAGCAGGTCACCAAACTGAACGAAGCCCTCGCCGATCCGCAGGCAAGGCAGGAAGCGACCAGCCACCTGCGCGCCCTGATCGACCGCATCATCCTCACCCCGGCCCAACACGGCCGCGGCGTCGATGTCGAAGTCAGAGGAAAGCTCGCCTCGATCGTGGCCCTGGCCACCGGCGAAACGCCGCCGTCAATCGAGGCTGAAGCCCCCCGGAAGCGTCACCAACTGTAA